TTGCTTTCATTTTCAAAAAAGGAACCCGGCGCGCCTGTTTTCCGGAAAGGTTCCAGCTCCTTTCTTAATCGGTCAAATATCAGTTTTGTGAATTAGTCATGGTTCTGAACATAGCTTGCGATACATGACATCTCACTTCATATTCCTGTCTTCTCTTGCACCGTTTGCAGGGTTTCGAACAATACGCCTTACGGCGGCAGATTGTACATTTTCCATCTAATAACCATTGCTCTGATCTATCCAAAATAGTCCTCCAGCTCTCAATAATAACAACGGCACCGCTTACAGTCGCTCTTCTGACACCGATCCATACGCCCAGGCCATAAAATTATTTTCCCATTCGCATGGCAACGCTTCTTCCGCTTTCTCTTCATGGTTTCTGTCCTCCAAATATTAATTTCCCTGTTTTAAAAGATTCTGGATCTCCCGAATATGCCGCCGGATATCTCCAGTCTTTTCTGGTCCCAAGTCAACGCACATGTCTTCCACGGCCTCCATTAAGTTTCCTACCATATCGCCCAATTCGTTTTCGACGACATATTTTTTATATATCAAGGCACCTCTTTCTGTAAAAAGTTCCAGTGGAGTTCCTTCAGCTATTCCCATCTCTCTTCTTACTGCTTTAGGAATAACAATTCTTCCCAAATCATCTACACGTCTTACAATACCTGTTACTTTCATATCTTTTCCTTTCTCCAAAATAACGGAAATACTAATATAGTTCACTTAATGCATTCAGATTTTTCTTAAGTTTTTCATCAACATCCCCTATTTCGCATTCAAGTGCCTTTTTTGCTGCTTGTGGGGATATTATCGTATCCTTTTTACAGCATCCTTTTTCCGAAATTTCCACATAAAAAGTTCTGTCTCGCACCTCGTTTGTGTTCCCGAAGCATAAGTTTCTTGTTTCTTCCAGTTCTTCTTTCACGTTTCTCAACTTATCTATAACCCGTTTAATTTCAATGGCTTGTTCAAGCGTTTTTTCTGTCACTCCATACACCTCCAAAGCTTAATCATCACCATAATAACACCACTGTTCACAGTCCTTGCACTTCTCCGCTGGTTCCTCTCCAATCGTTTCACAGAACCCGCGGCACTTGCTTCCTTCCCAACCCGGATGTCCATACTGCCTTATGTACAGGCATGGCCCCGTCTGGTAACACAGACCACAAGTATTAGACAATGATTTAAGTAGCTTCTCTCTGGCCTTCTTCTCGGCCTCGGCCTGGGAAACTACGCCGGAATAGATATCGTAGCTTGCCGCGTCCAACTTACGGATCACGCTTGACATTCTGGCAGTGCCTACGGCCTTGCCGTTGTCCATCACCCGGTGCAACTCCTGGCGGCTGTATCCGGTAAACTGCTCCAGCTCCGAAACAGTCATACCAAACAGCCCGGCCACTCTCTTTAAATCTGCCATGACAAAACCTCCTTATTTGTCAAGTCTTAATTCGGTAAATCCTAATACTACCGATTATCGTTTTTCTGTTGAAAATAAGACGCAATCAGACACTTCTTTTTCTCCTGTTACCATTTCTCTGATATACTGGTGAGGCACATCACAGTTTACAGCGTTCATAAGCAATTCAGTTTTGGCACCTGCGCTTAACATTTCACAGAGTTGGCTCAACTTTATTTCCGTTCGATCCTCTTTCTCAAACACATCAATTAATCCCATGATTTTTTTCCTTTCTTCCGGCAGTCCCGGAATATTAATCTAACTTATCTTGTCGTTACCTTCCGAATCCAGCCACATTTTTTGCACAAATACGTCGTTACTGTCTTGTCTGGATACTCATTTTGTTTCACTTTTTCAAAATCATGTATGCAAAGGCAATGCCGAATCCAATTAAACATGTATCACTTTCCTCCACTCCTCCGGAATTTCATGTCATGATCCCCCACAATCAGGGAATTTGAAGCAATCACACATTTCTACGGTAACATCAGTTTTAAAAAATTCTTTCGAAATAACATAACTCTGAATTTCATAAATATTTCCCATAAAAAGGACTTTGTCCTTGAAATCCAGAGGAATCACCCCATATTTTTTTAGAACCCTATGTGCCAGTTTTAATAATAATTTTCGCAATCTCATCATCCTTTCCGGGTATCTTGAAAATATTAAGTTAATGAGTTACGATAAACGCTATTATGCAAATTGTAACAAGAGGTATAAGCAAATAAATCACCTCAAAATCACCGCTACCTGCGCATAAATCGGCATCATCCCTTTGCTCCATCGTCCTCCACCTTCTTTCGCAAACCTTAATTTTTCCAACTCTAAGACAGATCTTCTTCTACAGCTTCTGGCTCAGGATCTACCAGATTAATAATCGTCATAGATTTCGTTTCCTTCGTGGTCCCCTTTCGGACACTTACCACATACCCAGCCTTTAAAAGCAACTCTCCCAGTTTATACTGCTCCTCTTTGGTAAGAGTCCCACGTGCTATTGTTATCTTCATGATTTTCTCCCTCCTGGCATACACTCAAAGTGTATCCGCAATTCCGTCCATCTTCTGGTTTTTATGTACACATGATCCCCGTAAATCTCCTGCCCGCAGATGGAACACACGATGGGCTGTTTTTTTTTTCTGAAGGATCACTTTTCTTTTTTTCTGGCATCTTTTTCCATTGCCTCCATACGATCTGTCATTTCTCCAATCAATTCATTAACATTTTTGATAACCAAAGAGCAATAGCTGTATTTCTTCATCAACTCGCCTCCGTCTTGAATGAACTGTTCCCATTCATAGGATCCGCGCTCTGGCACCTTGTTTCTCCATTTCACCCAGAAAACGTTATGAACGTCGTTAAGAATGTTTTTGATCTCATCGTTTGTCACGTTATTCCCTCCGGTAACCTATTTTCGGGTTACTGTAACCCATTTTTTTAATTGTTGGGTTACCGCTAAAACCCTTATAGAATCTAGCTTTTTCGGTCACGGTAACCTAGTAACCTAATTTTTTATAATCTCTATACGCGCGAGACATTTTTTATAAAACTTTGTTAAATATAATACAAAGATTGTAAAATATTTTTTTCTCTATATAGGAGCCTGTTTTTGTGGGTTACTGGGTTACTCTGCCATAAAACAGCCCTCAAACCCGCATAAAATCTAGCTTTTTGCAGTAACCCATTCGAGGTTACTCTTTACTCAAATGGCAACTCCATTTGTTCATCTGTCTGGATAAATCCATCTTTATCGGCCCCGTCGTTCAATTTCAGGAACACGCAGCGGATTTTATTGCCTTTAAAGCTCTTGATCTTGTCCAGCTTCTTCCCGCTTTTTTCCGTCTGCAGGAAACCCTTCCGGTTAGCCCATGATAGAAAGGAAGTTCGAGAGAATCCCCCATCTTTGCACAATGTCGAGAAGGCAGTAGCGTAGATGATTGCATACCCTTCCTCAATCACGCCCCATTTCTCTATATTCTCGTTGTCTCCATCAAACCGCGCCGGGTTCATAGCGATCTTATCCATCAGGAACTGATAGCAGCGTTCATTGTCGGAAAGCTCGTTGCGATCCACCAGGACCTCCCTGGCCTCCTCCAGGCTTATGTACTGTCTATCCTTAAACAGATAGTCCGTAGCAAGCTTATCGGCCGTCAGAACGATAGACAGGGACAGACTCTGCTTCTGCATCTTCTCATCATCGGCCAGCTGGAAGAGAAAGTCCTGCTGGATTTCCCGGATGGCATCTATCCCCAGATCCTTTACCAGCTCCACGAATTCACGGCCAGCATGACCATAAGTGCGCTTAACAAGCTCCGCTGTGTAGCCAGGGTCCTTAAATACATGATCCCCGCATTCAAGTTCTAGGACCCTGTTAATCGCACCGCCCTGCGTTACATAGGACGTCAGCGGCCGCTCTCCGTTGGTCAGTATACAGTTCTTCCAGTGATTCTCACGGTTAAGCCCCAAATCCTTGTTAGATCTGGTTTTTCCCTTGCCTGAACATAAGTCGTATACCAGCCCCTCGAAATTTTCTTCAATTTTTCGGTTCTTTTTACTCGTGTCGTCCAGGATCAGTGGCAGATGATTAAGCATATCTGCCTTAGCCTCCAGTCCTACATCAGTGGTTTTATAATCCCCGATATAGGCGTTCTCGTCCGGATCCGCCCATACCGATGCTGCTACCATGGTTGACACACTTTTACCGCCCTCCGTCTCTCCCCAGAGATCTACAAAGTATGGCAGGCCGCCCAGTGGCTGCACAAGTACGCTCGAAAATGAGGCCGCTAACATAAATTTGATCTCGATCCTCCCGGACCGGCGCAACTCCTTCACATGGTCGAACCATTCCTCCCGGCTCCCAGCCTGCTCCACGCTGTCGTAAACCTGCCGGAATTTGGCATCTCCATCAAATACAATCTCCGTATCGTAAGGCAGAAATCCTTTCCGGATCCACCCCAGCTTTGACGTAGAATACTGTACGTTTATATGCTCCTCATTGGCGTTTTCGACGTCGGCCAGGTATCTCACCAGGTATTTAGCATTCTCGCTTGTAACGGCGATTCCGCGGCCTGACAGGGCTACTATTTTGTTAGCCGACGTCACCAATGTCTTAGGGACAATAATTTCCTCCCAACGTGCATTACGCTTGTAAGCCAGCTTGATCTGCTCCTCTCCGGTCTCGAGATTTTTTAACCGCTCGATTGGTAAGATGGGATGATAGCAGGCCAGGATATCGGTGTAGCCTGTTGATGGATTGTTCAGGTAGATACCGTTCTCCGAGGCAATCCACTGCTTACACTGCATATTGTCGTAAGGGCCGTCAAAATTCGTCCACTGCTCCAACGTGCACGGCTGACTCTTTTTATCACGCTCCTGCCGCTTCATTTCTTTTTCGATCCGTTTGTAGGTCGCCACCATCTCCCGGAACTCCGTCTTTACTTTCAGCTCGGCGGCCCGCAGGCCCAGCGAGGCCAGCAGCTCGGCCCGGTATAACTCATCTTCTTGATCGAATACTTCCGTCAATATCTCCTTTGACAGGATCGTCTCAGCCGTCAGTTCTTTCAACGGCACCATGCTACCACCTCGCTTCCATGTCGTTTAATTCCGCCTGTAGATACAGCTGGTACTGCAGGGCGTTATAACAGTCTGTCCAGACGTCACTCAGCGGCTCTGAGCGCTCCATATAGGACCTGTAGACGGTTATAAGTGTGTTGTTAAGTTCTTTCTGCGCCGCAATCCGCCCTCGCGCTTTCCGGCGCATTTCCTGCCGTTTCTGAGCCTCGTATATCTTCATGCGGCTGGAAAATGTCGGCTTCTGATATTCCCCGCCCAAGCTCTGGAAGGCTGTCTTGAAATCTACATCGTCCATCATCATCACAAAGTCAATGATATCGCCATGAGCTCCACAGGAAAAACAGAAAAAGCTGTCTTGATAAATCTTCAGCGATGCTTGACGGTCGTCTGAATGGAAAGGGCATGGAATGAACCCCGCACGCGTTGGGCGGAAGCCGTACCGCTCCACGATGTCCCTCATGCTGTATGCTGCCTTAATCTCTTCCACTGTCAATTAGCTCACCTCCCAGCAGTTCTATAATCCGTCTTCCTGTCTCCTCTTTGTTGCAGAACAGGAACTGACAGCCATATTTCCGCTGGAAGGTCGAGAGGATCTTATACAGCTTCTCTCCGGTCAGTGCTTTGGTTTCCCGCTGTAGCCATTTACCCGCATGAAGATCCTTGTACCTCTCAATTCGCCTGGGATTGTCCCACCAGATCACGTCTTCCAGGCGCTCGATACCTTTCCCGTGTTCACACAGGATTATAATTTCAATTCCGTGCTCATTAGCCCGCAGTATCTCATCCCGGAATCGGTTATGGCCCTGGCAGACATTACCGCAAAGCTCTGTCAGATTCTGCTTTCTGTCTATAATCACCCGGGGATTATCAAAGTTCATATAATCCCCGACGTAAAGCTTCGAGACAAAGTGGTCCACACCCTGCCGATCAAACTCTTTTATTATTTTCTGTATCGCTTTGGCCTTTTCCCGGCTGTCGATCTGTATATTCAAGCAATAATCACCTCTAGTTAAATGGCAGACTGTCGTCTTCCAGATTATCAGGGATATTCACAAACCCATCAGCATCTGCAGGTTCAGGCCGGCCGTTTGTCTGACCTCCTGACGCTGCTCCCTTACTGTCGGCAAATTCCTGATCCTCCACGATAATATCCGTTGTGTAAACCTTTATGCCATCCTTGTTTATGTAGCTTCCGGTCTGAATCCTTCCGGAAATCAATACCCTCATGCCCTGGCGGAAATACTTCTCAGCAAATTCGCCCGCTCTGTCGAATGCGACGCAATTCAGGAAGTCGGCGGTCTGCTCATTGCCGTCCTGGCTCCTGCGGCCCCTCCGATCCACGGCAAGCGTATACTTTGCTAAGGTCATGGTTCGCTCGCCCTGAGAGTACCGGACTTCCGGATCCCTTGTCAGTCTTCCCATCAGTATTACTTTATTCATGTATTGTTTTCTCCTCATATAGTTTCAGCTTATTCATACAGTCCTTATACTGCTCTATTGTCATTTCATTGATATCCTTAATCTTGTACATTGCAAGGATCTTCTCCATTTTCAGGCCCTTCCCGCTGTGTTTTTCGACCAAAGACTTAATTGATTCAATCATCGGCGTTGTAATGCCCTCGGATTTCTTTTCAGGCTGCTTCGCCTGACCTTCATCTGGTTTTTCCGGCTTCTTACCCATGGAAAACACAATACTGTTTCCTTTTGACTTCTTAATAGTTAAAGAATTGATATTGCGCTTTTCGTCATACCCGATCTGGGATACATAAAACGAATCATTGCATGTGAACCTGTTACCGGAATTTTTTATATTACAGTCCTGGGCACTGATCCAAATAAAGGGGGACGTGTATAATTCCCGGCCAATCCCCCAGTTAAAACAGGCTCTCTTAAAGCTATCAGATGCCAGCCCCTTCTCTTTCTCTGTATAGCTTTCTGTCCCGGTATCTTCTTTCTCGATCCACTGGTTCTTTTCGCTGTCCCAGATCGCGACAGTACAGTTTGCATTGTCGCGGCTGTGGTGACGCTGCCAGTTCATCGGACCAACGGCTTCATCAAGCATATTCTGATCAACTCTGGCATCTTTATAAAGAAGCAGGGACAAGCCGCTTTCTTTTATCGTCGCTATCCGACAGTCAATCTCGTCCGCCTGGAGAGTTCTGAAATTAAGTTTTTCCATTACACTACCTCCAGCATCTTATCCAGCTCCCATGAAAACTCCATATGTACCACTCCATAATGGCAGAGCACGTCCACGGAATCCTCCAGGACAGTAATCTTATCAACTTCAAAGTTTCCCCAGTTTCCGGCATCTCCACATTCCAACCGGACAACCTGTCCAACCTTTAAATCCTTCGCTTTTACCATCGTTCAATCCTCCAAAAATTGCGCGGCCTCCATTTTAGTCATCAATGTCAGAACCTCATGCAGCACATCGGACTTGGACGAATATATTTCGCCGTCTTTGCCGTTTTCCTGATCTGTCAGCTGCTCTCTCAAACATACCCAAAGCCTGTGATATCTTTCTTTCATCTTGAAATCTCCTGTTCCCTCTGATATAATGGAGGGTGTGAAATTGTTAGTAGTTACCTTGATTCCCTGGGAGTTGCAGCTCCTGGGGTTTCGTATTCTTTTTCAGTCTGTCACTCATCGTCTCTACCTCCTCTCACAGCTTTATGCGTAACCACAGGTTGTCCCGACTTCCACCCACTCTTTTTCCTCATAGTTGTTATAGCGGTAGACATGTCCTTCTAACGGGCTTTCCGCGATTACCATAAGACAACTGTGTCCCTGAAACTGCTCGGAAATATCCGCCAGTGTAAGATATTCTACATGGCTGTCATCCGGTTCGTATTTTTTCCATACCGGCTCTAAAATGATGTGCTTAAGCCCTTCTTCGGCAATATTTTCGTTGCTACATAAAACAATTACCGTGTCGCTCATGCTATTAAAATATGTTTCTTCGGCATTTACTCTCTTCATTGCCCTTCTCCTCCTCTCATGCCGCCTCGCATCCTTCTGCGTACTCTACAATTTCCCGGCTTAACTCCTGATACTCCTGCCATGTGATTGCATTGGTCAGGCGCAGGCCGTTTAAAAATCCCTGCCACATCATAGCTATGTAGTCCCGGTCTTTCTGTTCCGTGGCCTCACTGATGAGGCGCTTCTGCTTCTGTATCCATACTCTGAGCTGCTGTTCTTTCTGCATGGCTTGTCCCTCCTCTTATAATCCTTGCACGGGTACCGACGGTTCTGCTCTATACAGCGATTACGGTACCGGCAGGTATTGCATGTTACGTTTGGTTTGATGCGGATCGCCTTCCTTCCTGATTGCTTTTCCAGATACTCCCAGATATAATGTACTTACAGGCCATGCCAGGCCAAGTACGAAAGAAAGGAGTGTTGTTTATGTACATTTACATGATTTCATATGACTTGCATTCCCCAACAAACAACCGTGAAAAAGTTGAAGGCTCCATAAAGTCACTTGGAACTTGGTGCAAATATTTAACTACTACATACCTTTTAAAGACATCTAAAAATATTTTTGATGTAGAGAGCGAAATAACAAAACACCTCGATTCTAATGACCGTTTAATTGTCACAAAAGTTGAAAAGCCTATTCGCGGCTGGCTTAGTCAGGGACAGTGGAACTGGATAGGTCAGAATCTCTAATTCCACTACTATCTATAGGGATGAATTTCTCATTTTCTATAGTTGTGAAGATACTTATCATGCTAGTTGTAATTTCGGCAAGACAATCATCTACACAGGATTTCGACCTCTCCGCTAACAGTTCCAGCTGCTGGCGGAGAATTTCTTTTTCCGTCATCTCACTAATCTTTTTTTCCATCTCTCTCACCTCGCTTCCTAATTGATTTCTGATCTCCCCTGTCTTATGCTGTACTTATAGGTCCCACCAGGACCTTGGTCTAGGAATTATGCTAAAACAGTTTATGGATTCACTTTCTTCTTATCTGCGCTAAGCTTTAACTGATGCAATAGCAAAAATTCAATAATGATTAATAAATGGAGCCGCGTGATTGCCCGCCAGCAGTCATCAAAGCTCTGTTCAATTACATACTTTGCGCTACACTTTTCCGAATATCGCTTCCTTCCTAAGATGTTTACTTTCTTACAAGGAGTGATATTTTTTCTTTTAGTCATCTTCTCTCACCCTCCTTTCCCAGTTGGCACATTGCTTCGTTCCCCTTCCTGTGATACAATCTTCTTATCAGCCCTGCCAGGCCGAAATACAAATGAAAGGAGGCCATTACAAATGTCGAATTTCTCTATGGATAGCATTAACCAAATTAGAGAATCATTGGAGGAGATTTACATCAATGATGAAAAAGGTAATGCTATTGCTACAAAATACGGCTTCAACGACATGCAGTTGAAACTCATTGATGAAATGATTGTCCATGCTCTACGGCTGTATCATTTCTATGCGACCGGCGAAAAAGTTCTTGAATCTGGTTCTCAGAAAGATTCCTAATAATATTCAAGTCTTTTTCGGAAATTGGCTGCTTCCTGCCAGAGGCAGTCTTTTTCTTTTTATACTTCTTCATTCCCCTCCCCCTCCTTCCTGTGATGCTTATTGATTTCCGATCTCCCCTGTCTTATACTGTACTTACAGGCGTTGCCGCGCCGAGTACAAAAGAAAGGAGATTGTTCTTATGAGTCCAGCTGCTTTAAAACTTTTAACAGCTGCATATGAAAATTACTTGAAAACTAGCAAAAAGTTTTTTTCATATCAGTTTAGAAACGCAGACGATCTTATGTCCGCAGTCAATGGTGCTCAACAATTACATGAAGACGGATATATAGAAAATGTGTCAGAATCCGTCTACGCACGCACCGTCAGTATCATTCCTTCCGAGCCCATTACCTTCGAGCTTACCTTTAAAGGAATCGAATACATGCGCTCCAACCGGAAACTTTAGTACAATCATTGTTCCTGGAACGTCCATGTCGAAAACACATTCTGAAAGGTATGGGGCCAAATCCGTGCCTTTCAGGGTTCCTAATTCCTTCAAAAACAAATCACAAAATTCTTCCTTTTGTTCTTTTTCCGGCAACTCACGGTCAATTAAATTAGCTAATTCAATTAAATCTTTCATCTCTCTCACCCTCCTTTCTGTGATGCGGGGTTGTCCTACTGGTACCGGCATTAGTCAGCTTTCTTTATAACTGCATTTTTCTTATAAACTTCCTTTACTTCATTACAAGCCAACTCAAGACACTCCAATGTCATTTGATTAGATATCATACATTCGGTAATTGCGTTGGTTAATTTCGCTGACATTTCATGTAAAAAAAACAGTATTAAGTTTTTCTGGGATTTCCATTTATTTTACCTCCTCCTTATCTGGCAACTTAATCATGCTTTTAAGACTCGATCTAATATCCATTAGGTTTCTTCACCTTTTTTCTCAACTTCCCATTGACACTTTCGCTCATCTGGGAACTATATCTTCCTGTGATGCGGGGTTGTCCTACCAGTCCCGGATCAACCGGGAGTCTGCACTCTTTTGTATCCCGCATACGACATTGCCGTATCCTGTAATAATATTGCAATTTCTGCTCTTTTTTCTTCTGAAAGAGTATCCATCGGGACGTCTACTCCATCAATTTCTATGTAGTTTTCAATAATCAGTTCCTTTTTCGCCATATTTCCACCCCTCTCTGGTAGATTGTATGTATGACTGGTTGTACTTGTTGCTTACTTTATGAACTCTGACAGTGCCATCTGTTCATACTCCGGCACCTTCACAAAATCCGCAGGGAGTTGGATGCCGAACTGTTCGCACTCCATCTTGAATGCCTCCGCAATCTTATATGGAGCCGATCCCTGATTCTTCATAACCCTTTCCGTTACCCGGCCCAGCTCTGCCACGCTGGATGCGATCTGTGGGTTGAGGGGGCAGGGAAGCTTTCCCTCTTCCATCTCGTGGAAACGGTTGATGTACCTCGCCGTGAACTCTGTTCCCTTCTGTCCAGTCATCTTGTGAGCTATAAACTCACAGCCTTTCTTTGTAACCAGAAAGCAGGGAAGCGTCTTGTTCTGCTCTGTTATGTAGGTAGTTTCCTGAAAGAAATCGGTGTGGGGAATTTTCCCCTCTCCTAATTGGCCGATATAACGCCGAATATCTTTCAGTAATTCATTGTGTTTCTTACCGCACCACTCCGCGGCTTCCATTGATGTGATGGTTGTTCTTACTAAATCGTTCATGCGCCCTCCTTTTCCACACTATTTTGTTCAAAATTTTGAACTTCAGTAGTAAAAAAATATACTGGAATATCTCCGTCTGTTAATCTAAGCAATTTTACCGCCTTGCAAATATCGGGTTGCTTCCATGTCCTAAGGCCATTCAACTTCAATGATAACGTTCTTTCAGACCAGCCCATAGCAACAGCAAAACATGACTGGGTTCCAAAAATTTCCACAATTTTTCCACGAAGCTTGCTATAATCAAACGCCATTTAACTATCTCCTTTCTAGTTCAATTTTTTTAACTATCCATATGATAACATCTAAAAACACATATGTCAATACATAAGTTCATTTTTTTTAACTTTTACAGTTTTTCATCTTGAACTTTTGTATAATATGTGATACACTATAAATCAGAAAGGCGGTAATACTATGAAAAAGAAAAACACTGCTACTCGCTTAAAAGAAATAATGGATAAGCGAAATTTACGCCAAATTGATATACTAAATTTAACGGTTCCATATTGCAAAAAATATGGCGTGAAAATGAACAAATCAGACCTCAGTCAGTATTGTTCTGGAAAAACAGAACCCAATCAAGACAAATTATATGTGCTCGGCTTGGCATTAGGTGTTTCAGAAGCCTGGCTCATGGGCTACGATGTCCCAATGGAAAGAATCTCTGATAAGAATACAGATACAGACTTGACTGGCACTGACACATCTTCTCAAGTGCTTTTTGTTCTTGAAAAACTCCTTGCAGAAGGAACGGTCACTATAGAAAACACACAAACTGGTGAGCGAAAAAAACTATCAATTGATAATGGTGAGTGGGCCTTGTTAAAAGATTATAATTCCTTAAACAAGGAAGGACAGACAAAAGCTAACGAACAGGTATCTTTACTAACCAAGATACCTGAATATCAAGCCTTTAACATCCCACAGGCTAATATACTCTCGAATATCATAGAATTTGAACCCGTCCGCGACACACGCCGTTCTACATATACCTACTACCAACGCCTTGCGTCTGCCGGAACCGGAGAATATATCTTCGATGATATCCCCACTGACACGATCGAAGCCCCTCATGTGGATTGTGCTGACTTTATTATCGGCGTGAACGGGGACTCCATGGAACCCACCTACTATGACGGAGATAAGGTATATGTGGAAAAACGACAAGTTGTGGAAATTGGAGAAATCGGCATATTCATGGTAAACAATGAGTGTTTTATCAAGGAGGCCGGACGCGATGGGTTGATTTCACATAATAGGAACTACCGCATGATTCCGGGGTCTGAGCATATCATCTGCGTGGGGAAAGTGCTGGGAAAGGTGGAAGAATAGAATGGATATAGAACTTTTATGTACTTTAATCAATCAAGGAAAAATAAAATGGGCAAAGCATTGTCTATCGCGCTTGCAGGAAAGAGATATCTCCATAAATGATGCCCTGAATTGCGTGAATAGTGGCGAAATCATCGAAGATTATCCTGATGATTTTCCTTATCCCAGTTGCCTGATATTTGGATACACTATAGATAATCAGATAATTCATGTAGTTGTTGGCACGGATGGAGAATATGTATACATGATAACAGCATACTTTCCCAATGCAGTAAAGTTCGAGGCAGATCTAAAAACAAGAAGGAGGTCTTAGATATGTGTATGTGCGGAAGTAAAGAGATGATTCAGACCACAACGAATCACGTTGTAAATTACAAGGGTTGCGTAATTATTATCCGAAATGTCCCCTGCGAAGAATGTGTAAAGTGTGGGGAAACGTATTATTCCAACAGTGTAGCTCAGAAACTAGAGCAAATGGTTAATGCTGCCAAATCACTCATGCAGGAAGTTTCTGTCATTGACTATAATAGAGTAGCATAAAACGCAAAACCGCCCGCTTGCCAGAATACTCCAGTAGATATAATCAATCCGACACTTGAATTATATCATTTCCAAAGTGCCCTGGCAAGGGGCGTATTTTTTGCACTCTTTTCACGTACATTTAATCAAGGAAGTGATATATCATGAAAAAAGAAACAGAGTACTTACAAATAGGTGCCGCATACATCCGTGTCAGTACCGATGACCAGACAGAACTTTCCCCTGACGCCCAGCTTAGAGTAATCCGAGCTTCTGCCAAAGAGGACGGCTTTTTCATACCAGACGAGTTCGTCTTCATTGAAAAACGTGGGGTCTCCGGACGCCGGGCCGATAACCGGGAAGAATTCCAGCGTATGATCGCTACAGCAAAGTCACAAACACCTGCACCTTTTCGCAGACTCTATCTCTGGAAGTTCTCACGTTTCGCCCGAAATCAAGAAGAAAGCACCTTTTACAAAGGGATCCTTCGCAAAAAATGCAGTGTAGATATTAAAAGTGTATCTGAACCGATCGCAGAAGGAATGTTTGGCCGACTGATCGAAACGATCATCGAATGGTTTGATGAGTATTACTCCTTTAATTTGTCTGGTGAGGTTCTTCGTGGTATGACAGAAAAAGCACTACGTGAAGGTTATCAATCCACTCCATGCCTGGGATATCAAGCGGTTGGCGGCGGTAGGCCCTTCATTATTAACGAATCCGAATATACCGTTGCGGAATACATCCACCAATCTTATCACTCAGGTGCAGACATGCGCGCCATCGCAAGGAGTGCCAATGACCGTGGATACCGTACCAAACGTGGAAATCTTTTCGATAAAAGAGCCATAGAAGGTATTCTCAAGAATAAATTCTATGTTGGTATCGTAACATGGAATGGCTTCACCTTCCAGGGCCCGCACGAATGCCGGACTTCTATCACTGCTATCTTTGAGGATAATCAGATTCGTATGCAGCGGGAATACAAACCATTAAACCGCAGAGAAACCTCTTCCTGCCTCCACTGGGCCTCTGGCCTCCTAAAATGTGGATATTGTGGTGCCAGCCTTGGCTATAATAAATCGAAAAACACGGGCCGAAACCCCAGCTTCTTCCAATGTTGGAAATATGCCAAAGGTATTCACGGCGAATCCTGTAGCATTACGGTAAGCAAAGCGGAAAAATCCATATTAAAATCTCTGGATATGGCTGTAAATGATCCTCACATCAAGTACGAGTATATCAGGCAGTCCGTTCCAGACTCCGACGCCTCCATATCAAAACTGGAATCTGCGCTCTCCCGCCTGGCCGTCAAGGAGTCGAGAATTCGTGACGCTTATGAAAACGGGATTGACACATTAGAAGAATACAGAGATAATAGGGGTAGGATTAAGAAAGAACGTGAGGAGCTGAACGCCCAGCTTAGAGAATTGAAGGACGGTCCCGCCCGAAACGTGGAAGACGATCGTAAGGCATTGCAAAGCAGAATCCAGAACACCATCGACCTTCTGAAAAATCCGGAAGTATGCTATGAAGTCAAGGGCAATGCGTTGCGCGGAATCGTCAAAAAGATCGTGTACGATAAAGAACACGGAAAACTAAAATGCTATTATTATATTTCAATTTAACCCGGAAAACCCATGATGCGCGGCTTTCCGGGTACTTATCTGTTTCCGCACTATGGTCCTCCTTATTGTAAAAACAGATAACGCATTAAGGCCTCTGGCTGTATACTCTGACAGTGCGAAAATATAATTATGAGGGAGAGAAGGGGGAAAAATGAACCGAACAGATGAATTATTTTTTGAGATAATTGAGACCTACCAGCGGCACGCCCAGGCTGCCAGAAACGCAAAGTATCAGGAGACTCGCGAGATGGCTGAGATACTCCTCAACATGGATATTACCGCCATGTGGTTTTTGACACAGCATATACCAGACACCAGAAGTCGGCTGGTATAACGTTGTACGATGCACATATAAAAGTCGTCCAGGTATGGGGATTGGGATATACCTAGACGACCTAAGAGAAGGGTTGACAAAAGAATTATATCACTATATACAAATAAATCAACACCATTTTATACTTTATTGTAATTTTACACAAAATGCGGCCTGCCAATACAGCTAAGCCGCAAATTAGAAAAGCAAAAACGCAATGATTATAGCGCGTATATATCATTTTAGATGTAGCCTACTACTGGTCACCTATACATGAATTACGCACAAAAACCGCCCAGTGTATGGGGATACTGAGCGGCTTTGCATGAATACTCTTACTGGGCGTGCCAGAAAGATATAAGATATATAATACGAGCAGCCTAATTATATCATTTCCAGAGAGTTCTGGCAATACCTTTCTTCTCCAAAAATCAACTTTTTCGATTTTCGTAATGTTTTTATTCAA